TCAAACAACGGACGATGACACAGTTTGATTTACACTACCATTCCCTTTGGCTCGGTTATGCGACTTGCAGAGCATTTCGCAGTTGGCGCGGTCGGTTGCGCCGCCCTTGCTCCATGCGGTTACGTGGTCGGCGTCCATTTCGGCGAGTTTCCAGATTTTGTTCTTGTTCGCATTTTCCGACATGGCACAGTATGGGCAGTTGGATCTTCCTGTCGTTTGAGCCTTGGCTGTTTGCACCGCATAGACGCTTTTCTTGGTAGCGTCATCGAACACGCGGATGTTCAAAAGTTTTTTATCTTGTTCGCCACCCAAGATGTATTCGAAAATTCCCTTGCGGTCTTTGACATATGGGTCCGCATATAACGCCAACACTTTCTTTTGAATTTCGCCCGGATTGTAGGCGGTTGCGTGGTAGGACTCATACAGCCGTCCCCATTCCAGCCCCTTCATCTCGGACTCTGTGCATTCAAACACGCTCGAAATCCAGTCGATGACGGTCGTGAAATACAGTTTCAGCTCGTCGATGGACTTGTCGCGGCGATGCATGGATATATATTCGCCGATGGATAGATTGTTGTGGGCGGCGACCCATTCAAGGGCCGTTTCCAAAATTTGCTGCCGCCTTGGATCGCCCGAAACGTAAGTCTGCCATTTCTGCATGTTGGCGTTTTGCGAATTGGAGAAGACGGACTTCGCGGCAGTGACAAATTCGCCAGAATAGACTGCGTTCAAGAGTTCCTGATTGTTCAGGGGAACGCCCGCGATGTTGATGGTCTTGAACCATTCCTTGATTTCAGTCTCGGCGCCTTCACATTCATAGACTAGCAATTCATAGTTTTCAAGTTGCTGTTGAGTTTCGGCATTCAAGCCTGAAAAATATTGCGGTATGCCGTTTGTATCAAAAATGGCCAGCTTGCCCGTCAAGAAACGACCGATTGATGTGATGCGCTGCTGACCGTCCAGAACTTCAAAACGGGCTTCGTTGTTTTCTGCCGTTACTTTGTTGAAATAGATGAGTCCAAGCGGATAGCCCTTGAGCATGGAGTCGATGACGGCGACATCGCGCTTGCCGTCGGCGTAGATGTAGTTACGTTGGTATTCCGGCTGGATGGTGAGTTTTCCCGAAAGCCCGAACAGGCCCTTGCCTTCGAGTTCGTTATAGACAAAGCCTTCGCAGATTTCCTTGACGGTGTAGGTCTTGAGTTGCGTTTTCATTTTCCCTCCTCTTGTCATTCCCGGCTTGACCGGGAATCTCCTTTTTGCCTGATAAGGACACGGGCATAAACTTGTTGGTACATTTTATCATTCACAATGTAATACGTGTCGCCATCGGGAATTTCGGACAATTCGATTGTAGCACCATCGTTTAATTTGGTTACACGACTTCTTTTCCCATGCTTGTCAACTTGAATTTGTTCAGGATAGACTTTATTCGCACCGCCAAACCATGTCTTGGTTATTCCCAAAATTTCAAACTGTTCGGGACAATACTTGTCCAAGAAAGAAATCGGGACACCCATCACGCCCTTGTAATCACTTGGGATTGCGTCGGTATATGGAACTTCGATGGCGTCGTAATTGTCGTATTGTTTGTAACCAACACCCTTGACTTCTTTGTGCCTGCTGAACTTGATGTTGTCCGCTTCAGTCATCAAGGACAGCGGTTCATGACGACGACCATGTTCAATGTTGGTAAACCAACGAACACCTTTCACTCTGATAAAGTGATTTCCTTTTTCATCAATTCTCCACCCAGCAGCCTCAAGTGGATATTCCTTTGGAACTCCAAATTCTCTATCTCCACTATGAATTGTCGCTCCTAACCAAGTTTCGTTTTCCTTCAACAATGGAAAAATTTCCTTATACGTAATCGCATTCATGTTTCCGATTACAGTGAAACGTTTTTTTGATTCCATAATCCACGCGACAAACTCCCGAAACAAACTAAATGGCGGATTGGTAATGATGAAGTCTGCTTCGTCTCGCAACCGCATGATTTCATCGGAGCGAAAGTCACCATCGCCTTCTAAATATTGCCATTCCAAATCATGAATGTCTATGCGACCATTCTTGTTGGTGTCGTGGTCGAGCGTGAAAATTTTGCCCCTGATTTTCGACTTGTCCACATCGAACCAGGGGGCCTGCTGTTCGAACAACGTCGGCTGCCAGTCTTTGATTTTGTATTTCTTGGACTCGATGGCGTAAGACGTCGAAATGAGTTTCTTCAAACCCAGTTTTTCAAAGTTCTGCGCAAAGTAGCGGGTGAAATTGCTCCATTCTGGGTCGTCGCAAGGAAGCAAAACGGTCTTGCCACGGAATACGTTCTCGTTATGCCAAAGCGGAAGTAATGAGAAAAGAAATAAATCAGTGAATGCGGCTGGAGCCCTTGATTTTATTGGGTTTTCTTTTCTCATTTAACCCGAAAAATGTGTGTTTTTTGATTTTGCCGTTTTTTCGCTATTTTCGCGGTTTCTTCATTTTGCAGAAAAAGATGTTTCACTTTTCGTGAGACATTTTTTTTTGAGAGTTGGCGTTTTTAGGCCGTTAAAGGCGTTTTGAATTTTTCTTGAAAAATGGGGTGCGGACATTTGGTGCGGACATGTTTTTGAGTTTTTCACTTTTCGTGAGACAAAAAAAGAGGCAGGATTTTGCATCCTGCCGTAAATATTCTGCGGGTTGGGAAATCAGCTTTCAGTTCCGTTTACCATGAGCGGTTTCAGAATCTTATTCCAGACGAAGCCCCAAAGAAAACCAAGGCACACGGCCAAGGGAGCAATAAAAAGCCATAAGCAAGCAATTATAATCAGGAGTGTCATTCTTCACCTCCGCGTTACACATTTAATATAGATTCTTTTGGGTCGGACGGAACATTATTTTCACCTTTTTTCTTCTGGAGTATGGCGGCGAACTCTTCGATGGTGGGCACCTGGAGCGTTCCCTTGCCGTAGGGGTTCGGGGAGCGCATCTGCGGGCAGCCGGTGCCGAGTTTTTTGCTGGTGGCGTATTTCTTGACCATTTCGTGGACTTCGAAAACGTTGAAGTTATAATCGAAGCGGTCGAAGCCGTAGAACTGGAGCACGGTGCCGATGAACGGATCGTGGAAGACGAGCTTTTCTTTCTGCTTAGCGAGCGATGCCGTTTTCTTGAGCAGCATGGGGAGCAGGAGTTCGAGCTGGTTGTCGGTTTCGGCTTGTTCGGGGGTCTTCTGAGATCCCTGGAAGTCCTTCCAGTTCCTGAGTGCGGCATGCCAGTCGGAGAGCGGAAGCCCGGATTTCATCTTCCAGCCGGTCATCGAATAGTAGTTGTAGAAGCGCCTTGCGCAGTCTGCGGACTTGCCGAGTTTTGCGGCATACTCGACGGCTTCGTCTTCGCTTGCAGGGCGGTTGCCTACGTTTGTGCGGGTGTTCTTCCCGGAGCGCTTGACGGACACGACGCAGTAATCGTCCTTGATGCCTACGGCGTCCTCTGCGTGCATGATAAAGGTGATACGCACGGTAAGGCTACGGCCTGTTTCATTGCCGCCTTCGGTTTCGAAGAGCACCAGGCGGTCGCCGACGCAGTAGAGCCTGTCAACCTTGTGGATGACGAAGGTCAAATCGCCGTTCATGAGCGATTCAAAGTTCCTTTTTCTGATTTTCAAGACGTATTCCATAGCGTTTACCTCACGAATTGCCAGCTTTGCGGTGCCCTTCTGATGTGCAGATCTTCGGGATAGAGCCAATCGGGACCGTATTCATCGACGCCGCAAATCTCCCAACCGTAGAGCTTACCCCTGCCTTTTGCCTTGTATTTCTCGATTTCATCGAGAGAAACGCACGAATTTTCGACAATTTTGGGCGTTATTTCGGTGATTTCGTGGTAAAAATTCACGTATATGACGCCAGTGATGCTTTTCAGGTCGGTGTCGTAGAGGTAAACCTTCAAACCGTCGCCGTCCAATGCTTTCGGGGCGGTCTTGCGGAGTTCCAGAGTCTTTTCGCCGCTGTAGATCATTTCTGCCCACTTGTGGTGGATGCTCATCAGGATTTCTTTCATCTTTCGACTCCTTTACAGTAGCGCGTTGACCTTGGCGGCGATTTCGAACATGCGTTCTTCCAGGTACTGGCCGGGGCAGGCCTTGTTCTTGAACCACTTGTGGAGCGTCATGTTCTGGACGGGTTCGCCCTTGTCGTCCAGCTTGCCGACAAGGGTCTTGTCGTGGAACCAGCGGAGCTTCTGGATGCCGTTACGCTTGCAGATGTCGGCAACCAAGTAAATGAGGCTTGAAAAGGCCTCGGCGGTCACGGCATACGGTGCGGTGTCGTCGCTCGATACCTCGATGGTGACGGCGCGGTTGTCGTTGGCTGCGTTGCTTGAACACCAGCTGCGGTCGGCTTCATCGACATAGAGCGCGATGTGGCCCAGGTCGTCGATGCCGTAGTTGCTTGACGCCATGCGGCCCTTGGCAGAGAAGAGCTTGCCGAGCGCACGCACGTTGATGTGGCCTGCGGTGCAGTGGATGGTGATGGTGTCTATCTTGTGGTTCCGGGGCGTTGTCCTGTTCGGGCTTATCTCTGTGTGCGATACTAGCGGGCTGTTCATTTCGACTCCTATAGTGAGGTTGCAACCATGTAGAGCACGGTTATTGCGAGTGCAACAAAGGCGACGCAGTAGGCCGCCTTTGCCGTGGTCTTTATGACCTTGATTATGCCGTTTGCCGTAATCATCTGAATGCGTTTTCGGTGATGGTCCTGCCGTTGAAGCGCTTGAGCGTCATGCCGTTCTGGTCGAGCCATTGCAGGCGCACCAGCGTCTTGTTCCGGTTGTAGATGTCGCCCTGGTCCTCTTCCAGGGTGTTGTAGTGTGAACCGGCGAAGAACTTGACGGCGTAATAGACGGCGTTGCGCTTGACAGCGCCCATGCCTGCGTGTTCGAGCATTTCGAGCAGGAGCCGGTCGGCAAGTTTCTTCGAGAGGAAGCCGTGGTAGTTGACATCGTGGATGAGCCACGCGAGCGCGAGCTTGATGTCGCCGATTTTCGGGATGAGCGGGTTCACGATGGAAGGGCCGCTGCGGAAGTCGGTGACGTAGCTGGGGCGTATCTGGTAGACCAGAGTGCCGGGGACGCACTTCGCCTGGATCTCGATGCGGAGCGGGTTTCGGATGCTGTACATTTCTTCGCACCTGGAATACTTGTCCCAGGTGGGGACTTCCGGCTTATACGCGAGGTTCATTTGCGTTCGACTCCTTGGGGGTGGGTGGTGTCGCAGGCCTTGCAGACCCACTTGTGGCCTTCGAGCTTGCAGTATTTCTTGTGACCGCACCAGCTGCATGTCACGTATTCGGGGTATTCTCTCTTTGGAATCATGTTTTTTCCTTTTTGGGGCGTCCTATGGGCCCTGGATTTGGGTGTTTCTTTCTCCACCAGATGCGCTTACGTTCTCGGTCATATTCCTTGTTCTTTTCGCGCCACTGTGCGTTATACTTGCTGTTTGCCGCCTTTCCCTTCTCGGTCGCGTTGTATTCGCGATGCCTTGCGTTGATTTCGTCCTTGTTTTCTTCGCGATACTTTTGGTGATACTGCTTGCGTTCGGGGGAAGCGTCGTATTCCTTTTGCCAGGCTTTTCTCTTCGGGTCGTTTCTTCGCTTCGCGTCGTGCTTCCGCTGAATTTCCCTGCGCCTTTCAGGGTTTTTCTCGGCCCATCGTTTCTTTGCATTCGCCTGGTTTCGCTTGCCTGGGTCTTCTATTCGCTGCGGACGGTAGCTGTCACGGTGCATGGCGATTTTGTCGGCGATGAGAGTTTCCCAGTTTTGCATGACAATTCCTTTTCTTGTTTAGTTAGGGGCAGTGCGGGGGCTCGAACCCCGCCGTGTCCGGATCACAACTCCCGGCACGTGGCCAACCGCAACCGCCCAAAGACTACCGCCACGACAATGGCTCAAAACGTGACGGTAATCGTGAGAACTGCCGCCGCTACCCAGTAGACGACCTTGCGCACGTTCATGTCTGTCACTCCGTAGACGACGGCTGCCAAAAGGTCGAGGATGATGAGTACCAGCGGGAAGATTTGTTGTTTGGTCACTAGCCCTTCTCCCACGTTTCGGCAAGGTCTTCCATCGCCTTGTGCGGGGTGGAGCCCACGCCCCGGAGGAGCGGCTTGCCTTGGTTCTGCCTGAGCACGACCGCGTAGCCGAACTGGGAGTCGGCTTCGAGTTCGAGCTGGTCGCGGAAAAGGTCGAGTGTCCTGTAGGTTTCGCTATTCGGCATCTTTCTTTTCCTTTTTCTTTGCGGGTGCTGCGGGGCGCGGCACGTCGTTGAAGTTGAGCACGATGACTTCCCAGGTCTCGCCAGCCTCGGTCTTCACCTTCCGCTTGAAGGTGGTGGACTGCTTGGAGGACTTGACGATGATCGACTCTTTCAGCATGCGCATGGCCTTCTTCCATTCGGAATCCTCGATTTCGAGGTTCAGGAGCTTCATGAGCATGGCGGTGTTCACGCGGCCCTGCTTGTCCACGTTGAATGCCTGGGCGATGACCTTGCCGAGGTTGTCGTCGATGCCGTCGAGGCGGCTTGCGATCCACTTGTCCACCAGGGTCTTCACCATCTGGAGGCGTTCGTCGAAGCCGATGTGGTCGTTGATGCGGCGCTCGATGACAAGCGACTTGTCGAAGTTGTAGAGCAGGATGTTTCCCTTCCAGTTCTCGCGGGTGCGGTTCTCCTTCGCGAGTTCTTCGAGGTACTTGTCGATGCTGCCTTCGATTTCGATACGGTGTTCCGCGATTTTCTCGGCGAGCTTCACGACCTTCTTGAAGGTGCGCTCGACAAGGGCGTCGCGCTTCTTGTCTGTCGCGGGAATGTACTGCTCGGGGATGGGGCGTCCCTTCTCGTCGAGCCAGTTCCCGTCTTTGTCTTTTGTTGCCATAGGTTTACCTCTGGTTGTTGTTCTTGTTTCGGTTAAATTCTTCGGGGCTCTGCGCCCCCATGGCCTGTATCGCCTTGATGAGCGTCTTCGCGTCGTCCTTGCAGATCCAGGTGATGACATCGACCCCGGTGAGGCGCTTGCAGAATGCGTTCAGCGCCTTGCGGCGTTCTTCGGAAGTCTCTGCGCGGCTGACCTGCGCCCACATCGCCTCGATGGCGCGGAGCTGTGCGGGGCTCGCCTTGTGCTTCGCCCTGCCGGAGAGGTGCGCGAACTTGGTGGCCCCCGCGTGGACCTGCGTGCGCAGGCTTGCGATGAGCGAGCTGCGCTGCTGTGTCGAGAGCTGCTTGGAACTTTCGACCTGGTAGCGGTCGCGCAGCATGTCGCGGTAGGCTTCGTCGTTCATCCCGAGCAGGCGCACAAGGCCGTGGATTTGCCTGTACTGTTCGGCCCTCTTGTCGGCTGGAGTAGTCATCTTGCCCTACCTTGCCACTACGAGCATCTGGGATGCGCTTTCGAGGATTTCGTTGTCGAGCGTGTCGCGGTCGTTGTTGCGCATAAGTTCCTTGCTCCACATTACAAGGTGCGAGAGCAGGCGGAAGTTGCGGCGGCAGATCTGGGCGGCGCGTTCGATGCAGTTGCCTTCGTACTTGGGGAAACGGCTCTCGATGAACGCCTTCACGTCGGCGTTGTCCAGGAGCTTCGCCCTGCACGGTGCGCTGATGCGGCTGTTCAGCTGGGCGTAGTGGTTCTTGTCGCCCTGGACATTCTTTTCGAGGCGCGGCATGCCGCAGAGAGCGATGCCGACGCCCGCCTTGTCGTGGACGCGGCGGATGAGTTCGAGCGCACGGTAGGGCAGGTGCTCGGCCTCGTCGATGATGACCAGACGGCCCGAGTCGTTCAGCTTGTTCACGACGCGCACGAGCTTTTCGTGCAGGCTTCCGCGTTCGTCGAGACCGAGTTCTGCGCAGAGCTCGTCGAAGAGAGCCTTGGCGGTGTAGCCGTGGTCCGCCTCGATAAGGATGACGCTCGGGTGGGCCTTGGCGAATGCCTTGAGCGCGGTGGTCTTGCCGCAGCCCGCGTCACCCGTGAGCATGCCGCAAATCTGGTGGCTGAGCACCAGCGAGCAGAACTTGTGGATGGTCTTGAAGCACTTGGTCTGCACGATGCCTTCGCTCTGCTTGATGGTGTCGCGCTGCGCCTCGATTTCGAGGAAGTCCTTCACCTTGTCGCAGATGGCGTCGATGTCGCCGGTGTAGGTGCCCTTGATGAAGTAGCTGAGCGTGGCGGGGCTTATGCCCATGGCGTTCGCCACCTTGGTCTGCGAGGCCCCGTTTCGGACCATGTAGTCCTTGAGTTGCTTGATGATTGCGTCCATATTCTATCCTTTATGGTTGCTGGGTTAAAAAGGGGTGCCTCCGGGGGCGGTTTTCAGGGAGACAAGTGTTGTGTTGCGGCAAAGTGTGCCTGCCCCCATTGGCGAAGTCTTGAGCAAATCTTTAGATGAGTCCGTGTTCGGCGATCCGTTCCTTTACCCGGAAGTAGGTGCGGATTTCGCTTTTCATCAGGCAGGGCGGCATCTTGCCGCCGTTCCTGATGATGCGGAGCGCCTTTTCCACGTTGTTCTTGGCGACGGGCCCTGCCACGGCGTGGTAGATCTTGAGCATGGTGCCCGGGTCGATGTTCTTGTCCATTACATTGCCTCGCTTGTGGTGAGTTCGTCCCATAGGTCGGTGCTGGGCTTTTCTTCCACGTCGCCGTCGAAGATGTTGTAGATGTCGGCGTTACCGACCTTCTTGTCTGCCTTGAGTTCCTGCGCGTCCTTGTCGTGGCGCGTGAGGTGCGTGGGGCCCTGCGGCACGAAGATGTCCTGCGGGCCCACGGCGCTGCGCATGGCGCTGATGTATTCCGCCGCCTGCTCCTTCTTCATGTCGGGGCAGATTTCCTTGAGGAGCTTCTCTTCGTGGCGCTTGCGGGCGACACCTTCGGCAATCTGCGCCTTGCCCACGGCATCGTCGTCCTTGACCATGGCACCCACGGCGCTCTGCAGGGTGCATTCGCCGATAAGCTTCTTGTTCAGGTCGTAGCACCAGGCGGTGCGCATGTCGTCGGGGTCGTAGCGGAAGATGACCTCGCGGCCCTTCCATACCGGCATCCATTCCGCCCAGTACCAGGTGTCGAGCTGTGCCAGGTGGAAGCCCATGTGCATGATGCGGCCCGACACGGTGCGGCTCACCAGCATGGAGAGAGTCTCGCGGCTCACCCTGCGCATGGGTTCGCGCTTCACGATTTCTTCGTTCCAGAGCTGAGAACGCGTTTTGCCGTTGTGGTGCTTGCCCTGGCAAGGGAGTCCGGGGAACACGTTCTGCATGTAGTCCTGCGCCATGTCGTAGAACTCTTCCCAGGTGGCGAAGTCGCCACGCTTGAGCACGCCCTTCAGGGGCTCCGGCTTCTCGACCACGTTGCCGCCCTTGTAGCTATTGAATAGCTTATCAAGGCTTCCTTTAATGATCAAGAAGTTGCGTTCAATGATCTTTGCGCGGGCGTTGCGGACTATGGCGAAGTGCATCTTGATGCCGAGGCGGCTTGCCATGGATTCGGCATACTGCTCGTCTTCCACAATCTGGTGACCACGGCTTTGGCCGGAGAAGTCGCGGTTACGGTATTCTCGACCGTTGTCCACGTAGATTTCTTCCGGAAGACCGTAGCGTTCGATGCCGTTGCGCATGGCACGCAGGGTGTTCTCGGTGCCCGGGGCGTCGTGGTGCAGACACCAGCCCATGGGCATGTAGGTCTTGAAGTCCATGAACAGCGTGATGTAGCAGGTGGCGGGCTTTTCTTGCCCCTGCACCTTCACGAACACGTCCCATGTGCGGGTATCGCCTACCCACACCTGCCCCGCCTTCAGGTCGGAGTAGTCGCGGTCCAGGTGGTAGCCCTTGTTATCGTAGAACTTCTTCTTGCCTTCGCGGGCAAAGTAGATGACATCGGGGGCGAACTCGCTCTTGAGCCTGCGCACGAATGCCGACTTGCTCGGGAAATCGTCTTCGCCCTTGCATTCGCCGCGTTCCTTCGCCTTGCCGAACGCAATCATCCAGCTGGAAAACGCGCTCAGCTTGTTTGCGGTAAGGTAGGCGGTCTTGAAGTCGTCGAACATCGTGTCGGTCACGGTGGAGCGCATGGTCTCGCGGTGGTTGATGAGCGAAATCTTGCCGCCGTCCTCGACCGAGGCGCGCTGGCGGTAGATGCTCTTGATGCTCGTCTTCATTTCGGGGTGGGCCTTGTTCCACTCGTCCACGAAACGCCCGAGTTCCTTTGTGCCCGTGATGCCTTCGCACTTGAGCAAAATGAGAGTCCACTTGTCGAAGTTCTTCTTTGCGCGGTCGGTGGCGCGGTCATAGCTTCTGATGACCGTCTCCACGTCCTCTGCGCGGGTGGCGACTTCGGGGGCTTCGGGCAGGGTCTCCTGGACATAGCGGTTCGAGGCCTCGGCGGGAAGGCTGCGGACATCGATTTCGAGAACCTTGCGCCCGTCCTTTTCGCTCCAGCGGTAGTTCCACATGGAGACGCTACGGCGAACCTGCCTGTCGGATATCCCGAGAAGCTCCGCTGCCTTCGTTGAACTAATCCAGATCGGTTTCATTAGCGGCTAGCCCTTCCGATGTAGAATGCACGGACGCGCTTGGTGCGCATGCATTCGCCGCAGAAGTGGTCCTGGTTCACGGTGATGCGTGCTTCCTTGCCGCAGATGTCGCAGTTTCGGTTGAGCGATACGGGAACGATGGTGTGAAGAGGGATGCTCGTAGTCATTGTGGATCTCCTTGTGAGTGGAAGTTTAAGGGCGTGCTTGGTCGGCTATTCCAGCTGGTCGAGTGCGCGGGTGATGAGGAACTTCACGAACTCCTTGTTGTTGGGGAACGTGTGGCCCTCGTTGTAGAGCTTGAGCTTCGCGGCGTTGATTTTTTCGGTCAAGGGCTTCGGGAAGGTCATCGACGGCATCATGTTGGGGAACAGTTCGCACTGCACGGACTCTTCGGCAGGGGCGACCGTCGTGGCGTCGGTGGCCGCCGCGTAGTCGATTTTGCGGCGCACGGCGTACTTGCCCGTCTTGCGGATGGTCGGGAGCACGTCTTCGACGACCCACTTCTCGAACTTGCGGGCGTCGGGCATGCGGCTACGCATGATGAGACGGTAGAGGTCGGGTTCGTTGATGGCGATCATAGCACGGCCTTGTCCGTTGGCGTCCTTGACCGTGATCTTCTTGCAGAGTTCGGTTTCGCCTTCCACCATGTCCTTCGAGTCGGTCACCTTGTCGCAGTGAGCGGCGATTGCCGCCTTGGTGTTCTTGTAGCCGAGAACCTTGCACACGTCGTTGGCGACGAACCACACTTCCTTGTTCTCGTCCTGCACCATACGGATATCGGCTCCGTTGAAGATACGGTAGCGCAGCTTGAGCGCGGTCGCGGTGGTCGGGTCGAGCTCTTCTGCCTTGGGCGGTTCTTCCTTGACGGCGGGCAGGGTCTCGCCACGGACTTCACGGTCGAAGTCGGTATCACCTTCGCCCTGGATTTCGGGTTCTTTTTCGGGGAGCTGGTCTAACGATTCGTTAGAGCAGGTCTCGGCATTTTCGGGTTCTTCGTCGAAAATTTTCTTGATCATTATGCGACTCCTTTGGTGGTGAGCCCCAGGTCCTTGAGGATGGGGGTAAGCTGGTTGTTGGTGCGGTAGCCAGTGGCTACTTCCCTTATGTATTGGGCGCTATAGGGCTTTCCGGCGATTTCGGAAACCCTTTCGGCGGCCTTGCGCCATGAGAATTTCGTCACTGTAAGATTTTTATCCATTTGGAAAAGTTCCTCGTCTTTTTTAACTTTTTGTAGTGGTGGTTAATTACTACTACATTCCAAAATTAATCAAAGATTAATCAAATGTCAAGAGAAAATTCAAAAAAGATTAATTTTTCTTCGGAAAATGTTCGAAATTTTGCCTCCGAGCGGTTTGGAACCCTGAAAAAACTTGCTGAAGCTATAGGCGTAAGTCAGCCAAACCTAACGCAAAGCCTATCTGGTAAGCGTCCTTTTGGCGCATCTTGGCGCGAAAGACTTGAAGATGTCGGCTTTTTTGAATGGCTTTCGCAAAAAAACGACAATTTAATCAAAGATGAATTAATCAAAGATTCCTCAAATGTCAAGGGGGAATCTGAAAATAGTGGAATTTTAGACATTTCAGGCGCTCTTGAGCTGTCGAACACGCCCGCAAGCCGCCTCGCCCAGCTCGTGGGGGTAAGCCCCGCCACGCTCGACTCCTGGCGGCAGGGCACCGCCACGCCCACTGTCGAGGAGCTCTCCCGCCTCTTCAACCAGGTCGTCGCCCTCGCCCTGAGCTCCCGCCACGCCACCACCACCCAAGCCCCCGCCGAACCCGAAGCACCCCCCGCCCAAGCTACCGCGTAGCGGGGAATATTATCGAGTTGAGGTTCTGAATGTCTTCCAGCAGCATGTGCCAAACAGTCTATGATACCGTTCACACCGTTGTCTACGATACGGTGCATACCGTGTCGTTCGATACGGTCCGCACCTTCGATACCGTGAAGGTGCAACTTGATTCGGTCTTCACTATTGACCTTCTGAACAAGTCGCAGGAGTTCTATGTAAATGCGTTCGATGATGTCAAGTTTTTGCTTGGCGTTTTCGTTTCCATTTTCTGCGCTGTCGTAGGAGTCGCCTACCTTATAAATACTAGATGGACTATAGGTCGGATAAAGGAAGAAACGAGGCGTGGCGTTGAAGACGAAACCAGCAAGGCTATCGCAAGATTTGAGGACGAGCAGAAAAAGAACTTGGAAAAATGCCGAAAGGAAATGGACGCCATTTCGTTGAGGTCGGCGACCGTCACGAACAAAATGCTGTTCGCTATTCTCGCGCAAGCCAAGATAACGGAAGATTCCAACAACTCCCTCAGGATGTATCACATCCTTGTCAAGTTTGTCAATGACGAATTTGATGTTGTCCATATTACCTTGGTTGAAATTGCCGTGAAAGAAATGATGGTGAGGTTCTTTGGTTCCGTAGTCCACCCAGAACTCAATGCTACCGTCTGCAAAAACCTCTATGAAGAGCTGGGCAAATTTCGGCGCCGTATATACGACATTGACGATGCCGAAATCAAGAAGTTTGTCGAAGAATTTGACCCGTTCATTACTGGCCTAAGAAAAGAACTGTCTGAAAGGTTCTAATGCTTTTGAGAACCTTATTGCACAGGCGCAAAAGGCAATAAAAAAAATGAGTCCGTACAATTCCAAGCAGCGTCTAAAGGCGTCATCTCTAAGATAGCAGGCTGTTTTTTCTTTGGCGTAACTGAAGATGTCTTTCCACGTGCGCCACGAAAAAAGAAAACGAAAATCCTGCTTAAATGTTTTCCATATTGATTTCTTTTCCTTGTCTTCAATTTGATTAGTTTCCTTTGGCGGGTAGTTGTCGTGGCCGTTAATGCGGTTGGCGACTGCTTCCAGGGCGTCCACGGTTCGCTTGTCCAGGACGATGTCCTGTCCCTTGCCGGTCATGCAGCAATGGATGCAGACGGTGCGCCCGTCAACGGTTTTAAGCGGGATGTGAAACTTGTCCTTCTTGCAGGCTTGGCACTTGAACTTTTTCATGTGCTTTCTTATGGGGTCGTTGTCGTCACCGACGGGTGCGGTGCGTTCGAATGTCGTGAAGTCGTTCATGCTTTTTCCCTTGAAGATTTTTTATGTTGTTGTTTTTTTCACGCAATTTGATTATATTTGCAATACAGAATGAGCGTCTGGGATTCCCTTACAGTTGATGACTTGCCTAACGAGGACTTGAAATGGGTCGCGAAGTCCTTGGGGCTCGATGTCGCCAAACGTATCTGGAAGAAGTTCGCGGGCAACCATGTAGCCTGCCCAGCCCGGATGACGCCCAACGCAGTGCGCCGCTATATGCGCGACAATTTCGACAAGCCCGTTCACCAGCTTGCGTTTGAAACGGGTCTCAGCGAGCGAACGATCTACAGGTATATGAACTTTGTCGAGAAGAAGCCCGAGCAGTCGGGGCAGCTTAGCCTGTTCTAGGGTCATTTGATTCCCTCCGTCAAGTGTTCCAAGAGTGTTTCCTTGAATCCTTCGATGTCTTCGGGCTGCACCACCATATATGGGCGTGCAGGGATGTTTGACCCTGGGTGGTGGACCTTTCCGTAGAATACCTTTGTTCCGTTACGCATAAAGGCGAGCGCCTTGTTATTCCGATGCCATATATCGTGCGCACTTGTCTTGCCGCCGAAGTTGAGTATGCGGGCGTAAACCTTGTTTGTGCCAACCGTGGCACTATCCTTGGTGCTGGACTTGACGAATGAACCCGACAAGTTCGACCCGCCCGTTCCCCTTGATATCAGGCGGCCCTTGCCGTACTTGCTGATTACCCACTTTTTGTTACCACCGATAAAGGAGTCCTTGGAACTGTAACGACCGCCTACCTCGAAGTTGTATTCGATGGAGCTTTGCAGGTCCTTGGCGATGATTTTCATTGCCGTGGACATGTCTTTTGCCTTGTTATCGATGCCTTTTAGCGTGATTTTGCAATTTTTGTCATCGATTTCAGCATTAATCATTTGCATTTCTCCTGAAAAAGTGGTATATTAGGGGTATAGGATATGTGAGTAAGTGTAAAAGCCGGACACTTGGGTGGTCATACTAAGCTATGCTCATCGTATAATGGGAAGACGACGGTCCATTGACATATCCTATTTTTTTATTGGTTTGTGATTTTCGTAAAAATCTCGATCATCAACGACATATCCGGTTTTGTAGGTCATCGTTTTTGTTCTTTCATCAAAGCCAATAACGATTTTGTTTCTTTTTCTCTTCTTCGTTCCGTTTTCAACAATCTCATAAGGTTTCGAGAAGAAGAAAACTTGACCATTATTTGAGTCAATCTTGTAAGCTGGAGTGTATTCGTCCAGAAGTTCAGGCACCTTTTCTAGCGTTTCCTTTGTTAATCCGGTATGTTTTTCCGCTTCGCGTAGAGTGTGCCTTATTCTCATTTGGTCAAACGTTATGATGGGCGATTTTAATTGGCTGAAATTTTTCTGGCAGAAAGTCTCTACGGCACCTTCCAAAATTCCGGCGGCAACCATCGATTTATATTGTGATTCAACCCTATCTACGGAAGCGTCGATTTTCACCATTTCCTTGAAGTTTTTCTGTATTTCCTGCTTTTGCTGTTTGGTGAGTTCGTACTTTGCATCCTTTCCATCAATCATGTCGATGGTCTGTTTCAGGTATTCCTGGTGCCTGTAACTGTAGGCTCCGGGGGCATAGTCCCAACCAGCATCGGGGTAAATTTCCTTGCCGCCGACCTTATAGCCGCGGGTGGTTATCTGCTTGCCCTGAATGGTCTCGGTCTTGCTTACAAAATTTTCGGGCTTGCTCTTCTGGACTACTTCATCGGCTGACTTCCCGTAAAGTTTCTTGATGCCCTGCTTTGTGTAGGACTTGGTAGAACAGTGACAGTTCCAGCCCTTGTGCCCGAAGAAAACTTCCCAGAACGGGTCGTCGTACCGGAGAACCATGTTGTGCAGAGCCGCGTGGCTTTCTCTTGGGTGCGGGTTCAGCGGACCCTTTGGAATGGCAACGAAACGCCAATACGGTGCGATGTCGGCCTCTTCCATCATCTCCTTGTATTTGCCTGCATCGTATGCGGTTTTCATGTTGGTGCCGTATATGGTCCTTAAACGGCGATGGTCTACTACGATTTGTTTTGTTTTTCCTGTTTCGGGGTTGACGGCGTTGACATCACCCCACCATCCCCTTTTCTTTAAAGTCGGAATGATGTCGTTCGCAAAGTCCTGATAGGAGGTTCCATTCTTTATCGCGGCTTGGATTGATTTCTTGATGTCCTTGACTAATGCAATCGATGTAGCCTTCGAAACGACGAAAACCCTGTCGTGCTGTTCACGCATGGTGTCCGTCCAGTCCCAATGACCGAAAACGCCCTTGGGTCTCTTCTGGGCTTCCTTCGCTGTCAATACCGCCTTCACCTGTTTCTTCTTGAAGAAATCGATGGCGTTCTTCGGCTCCATCTTCCAGGCGGCATTGATCATGGCTTGCAGTTCGCTTTTATCAGGCATCGGTACGGCCCTGCATTTCGGAGAGCAGTAGACACTTCGTTACCGCGTCGTCCATTTTCTTGCTGCTAAGGTTCGGGAGAATCTTGTAGAGTTCTTCTTCGAACTGTTCATAGTTGCCGCAGTGTTCCGCAAGGTCGATGATGGGCCTTGCCAGTTCTTCAATCTGTTCCTGCAAGTCTTCTGCAGAAAGGTCCTGGATCATCTTCTCGATTTTGGTCTTGATACCACCTTCGGCAAAGCAGTGGCAATCGTCATCATGTTCGGCGAACATTCCGCCCTGCGGCTGGACTTCTGTCATCTCGAAATACTTTTCGTCGATGCCGTAAATGTCGGTGATATACTGGGCGTTGAACTTGACGCCGAGCTGCGTGAGCTTGATATCGCGATTGAGTCGTGCTTCTTGAAGGTCTTCCGGGAGGATGATGTTCATCCACGGGATTTCCTTTTCGTTTGGCCAGTTGATTTCGTAAATCCAGCGGATGAGCTGGTTGATGCTGGACTCGATCATCGCGGCATCGTCGAGGGCGAGGTCTGCGCGGACATCGTTGTGGACGGTGGCCATCGCCTGGGTGCCGCCGGAACTTGTCTGCTCGGTGGTGAGCGTTTCGCCGAGCCACGCCTTTGACATCGCCTGGTCTGCCCAATCGACGATTGCCTTGTGCGGGTTCGCGTTTGCCGCGCCTGCTTCCAGGAGTTCCACGGAGCCGGTCTGCGGGATGACTGCGACTGCATCGCGGACAAGGCCCACGAGCATTTTGAGGAAGTCTTGCTGTTCCTTTTCGGTTGCCGTCGGCGGGACCTTGCCGATTGCCTTGGGCATACCGTATTTTTCGACAAAAAGCATCCAGAACTTGAGACCACCCTTCTTGAAGGCGAGTGGCCAGAAGCAGCGGGAATATACCGCGTTTCCGTATGGGTTCGCCGTGGTGGGGCGGTTGCGGGTGACAAGGAACTTGCGCTCGGGCATTTCACGGCGCGAACCGTCGTTGGTCTGCAAGAGCAGCTTGCTGTCGCTATCGAACTTGAACCATTCCTGCTTGCGGTCCTTGATTGCGGTGGGGAGTATGAGCGTGCCCAGATCGGTCTGGACTGTGTTCCACACGATTTCGTGTACGGCATATCCGAAGCCGATCGCTTCGAGCATCTGCGATATGACGTTTCGGAGGTCGATGTTCCAGAGGTATTCCTCGACAAACTTTGCCTTTTTCTGGTCGCCCTTGCTTCCGTCGATTGTCCAGGCTCGGCTGGTGATGGATGCAAAGCGCTTGTTTTTCACCGCGTCAAGGTGGGCGTCTATCATTTCGCGATAGACCTTGATGTTGCCACCGTTGTTCTTTAGGATGGTGTCGGGGTTCGGGAGGTAGTCGAGCCCGGTGACTAACTCCGCCACGTTTCGGGTGGCGACTTCCTTGGCGAGCTGCAAATCGCGCTTGTCCTTGGGTTCGTTCGGGTTATTTTTGGTCTTTTTGCTCATGCAGTCCTCGGTGTATTTCTAATCTCGTTGAATGGCCGTTCAAATTCGTTGAATTTTGATTTTCTAAACTCGGATGACCGTTTACTAGTCCAAAACAAAAAAGGGCTAGAAAGGGCCGTTCTGTGCGATTTTTTAGAAGGTGCTGAAATCCACGTTTTTCCCCTTGAACGGATTGGTCGTTTGCACGAATATCGGGCCCGTGTCGCTTGCGTTTTTGGCGTGGTACGCCAAGGCTGCCCCCCAGAAGAAGTCGCCGTGGCCCTGCTCGGTGCTCGCGGCGTCGTAGCGCACGTTTCCGGCGGTGGTGACAATCTTTCGGACGGCGTGGATGCTTTCGGCCTGTTCGTCCTCGATGCGGCCTTCGACTCCGGGGAACTTGGGGCACTTCTCGATGACAATCTTTTGGTCTTCAAACGCCTGGAGCAGGTTTATTGCGAGGTCTGCCTTGACGGCGTTCGTGAACAGCACGCCTTCGACCTTGACGGAGCCATACTTTTCCTGGGCGCGTTCGGTGAACTGGTCGCCTACGCCGGTGCGGTCGATGCAGGCACGGACAAGGTTCGGGAGCATCAGGTACTTGTAGAGTTTTTGTTCCAGGAAACTCCACTTTTTGTTCTGGTAGGCTTCGACGGCGCGGCAAACGAGCGTGCCGCCTACATCTTCGAGAACGTAGATGACGTAGAGGTGGCGGTGGCGTGCCACGTCGCAGCCGAGGTAAAGAGGGCCTTTTGCCTTTTCCATGCCGAGCACGCCCTGGCGCTCGCAGCTGTGGATGAGGTCGTAGCCTATCATGGCCTTGGATTCGTCCTGCGGGTTGCAGCAGTATTCCTCTTGCCAGATGGCTTCGGTAAGGCACCCTTTGTGCTCCTGTTCCAGCCATTCCTCGCGTTCCTTCTTGGTGAGCTTGCGCCCGCAGATACGGTCGGCGACGCCTTCTTCGACGGCGAGCTGGATGGGCACGGTGTGGACGCTGTAGTCGAGTTCTCCCTTGCGGCACTTGTCGATGAGCTTGTAGAATAGGCTGTTCACGCCGTTGTGGGTTGACAAGATGCGGATGGGATAGCCCCACATGGCGGCAGGCTTCGCGGCTGCCCACATTTTCTGGTCGTTCTCGTGGTGGGCGGCTTCGTCCCACACGATTTTTCCACCCTTGGAACGGAATGCCTTGGGGTTGCTGGATAGCACGTAAATCTTGGAGCCGTTGCAGAACTCGATGAGCTTGGATTTGACGCCCTTGTCTTCGTCGGCGAAAACGCAGTCCTCGATGTCTTCGCAGTTGACTTCGGCGAGCGCCTTGGCGATGGCGTTGAGCTTCTGAATCCAGGAGTCGCAATAGTCGATGTATTCGGCGGCAGCCGTCATGTCGGCGGAACTGAAAAAGACTTTCAGTCCGGGCTGTTCGATACAGTCCTGCACGTCTTCGAAGCTCTGGACCCACGTTCCACCGATACGGCGGGACTTCTCGAAAATCTTGACCTTGCTTTTGTCAAGTAGCCAGCGCTTCTGGTAAGGAAAGAAAAAATCGTCAAGTGCTGCCATTTAAAACGCCCAGGTGTTTCTTGATTTCTTCGAGCGCCTTCTTGGCGCGTTCTTCCGGGGAAAGGTCGGACTTGTTCTTTTTCGGTGCCACGGCCTCGTACTTGCGGGCGTGTTCTGCGGTGTCGATGATGCGCTGGAGCGCGGTGTAGCGTTCGGGGGCAATCTTCACGCCGTCGAGTTCGTCCTGCTTGATTTTTCGGGCCATCACTTCGCCCAGGCTGAAGAGTTCGGCGTGGAAGTTCTTTTCGCCGCCGCTGATTTCTGCGCGGGTTTCTTCCCAGCGGTCTTCTGCCTTCCAGTTCTGCAGGGTGCGCGTGGATATGTTGAGCCTGCGACTGATGTCTGCGAGACTCAGCTGGTGGATGGTGTAAAGTTCTTTCGCCTTTGGTTTGAGTTCCGCCTTGCTCATGGCATTCTCCCGGGTGTTGCGTGGTTCTCGGTGCAGCATGCGCGTATCGCTTCGAGTGCTCGTTTCTGGTCGTCGCTGTATTGCTTCAATACGGCTTCCCATCGCACCTGGTCATTTGCGGCGTTCTTTTCCCACTTGGCGTTTTCGTTCGTGTAGAAGATGGCGAGCATGACGGCGAAGACAATGCCCACGCCGAACTGTTTCAATGCCTCTTGCCAGAAAGTTTTATCCATGGAATATACCTCCGTGCAAATGTAGCCGTAAAACACTGACAAAGGGCATGACATTGTCATGTCCTCTTTCGCGGGCAAGCGGGTAAATTTGGAGCCATGAAAGATAAGCATCCGAAGATTCTGAAATCCACCGACCTGCGCGAGCCGTGGGTCGAGGCATTCAAGACCGGCCCCGTCGTAGATATGGCGGGCAACACTCACGACTTTAGCGAAGCTGACCTCGAAGAACTCAACCAGGGAATCCACGACCAGCTCGCCGCAGGCTACCAGCCGCCGATGGTCAAGGGCCACCCGAAGGTTGACGATCCGCGTGTCGGCTCCATTGTCGATTCCAAGGTGGAAGACAAGGTGCTGAAGGTGAAGCTAGACGATGTTGACCCGGACTTTGCCGAAGAGGTGAAGAAGGGCGGTTTCAAGTATCTTTCGGCTGCCGTTTACAGCAACTTGAAGAAGGGTTTGCGACACCTGGGCGCTCTCGGTGCGGTCGGCCCTGCCATGAAGGGTATGGCCCCGCTTTGCTTTGGCGAAGGTATGTTCGCCGATTCCGACAAGGGCGTTACAGAGCAGGACGTGAGCGTCTTTGCAGAGCCGTTCGCATGGGACCGCCTGGTGCCGCGATCCGTGTTCGAGTCGCTGGTGTACAAGATTGGCGGCATTGGACGCCTGTTCCGCAGCCAGCGCGAACAGCTCATTGAAAAGGAAGGCATCGAGGCCGCCGACAAAGTTTTCCCGGAATACACCATCAAGGACCTCGAAGAAATCGAAAGTGTCCTGAAGGATGCGAAGGATTTCCCGCAGCTGCCCAAGCCTGCCGTGGAAAAGCCCGCTGAATCTACAGCTTCTTTCGGTGAACCGAACGAAAGCGGTTCTGATTCGCTGGAGAACGGGAATCAGAATCCTCAGCCTACAACGCCCCCTCGCGACGAACCGACCGATTCTATCCCGGAAGGTAATTCTAGCGAAGCGACGCGGCTGAGCGAAGAGAATGCCGCGCTCCGGGCAGAGAACGATACTCTCAGGGCCGAAAAGCTCCAGGCGCAGCGCCTCCGTGCCGGTGCGGCATTCTCTGAGACTTTGGACAACGCCATTTCCGAAGGTCGTTGCAATCAGGAACTCAAGGACAACCTGATGAAGATTTTCGGTTTCTGCCAGGAAGTGCCCGTCGATGGCGAAGGCTGCTTCGGCGAAGGCGATGAACGCGTGAATGTTGCAAATGTGCTTGCCAAGACGGTTGCCGCGCTCCCGAAGATTGTGGAGTTCGGCGAAGCCCAGGGCATGCACGATACGCCGCAGCTTGCGGCTGGTGAAGCTCTTGCCAGGTACAAGGCGGAGCAGGAATCTAAGGGCCGCGTGCTTTCGTTTGCCGAAGCTGCGGAAGAATACGGTCGAATCAAGGTTTAAACAATCAAGGAGAATCCTATGAAGGGCAATGTCCTCAATTTTACGGCGTCTAATGCCGTCCCCGCCTTCCGATTTGTCGCTCTTGGCGCAACAGAAGGTACTGTCGCACTCGCTTCCGCTGACGGCGATGCCGTTGGCGTGAGCTACGAACTGGATGCCGCACAGGATGGTCGCCAGGATGTCCAGCTTGACGGCATTGCCGAAGTGACCGCTGGCGGTGCTTTCGCCGTTGGCGCAAAGCTCAAGGTCGGCGCGAACGGCAAGGCTGTTGCCGCTGCCGCTGGCGATGCCTACGTGGCTGTTGCTCTCGATGCCGCAACCGGCGACGGCGACCTGGTGCGTATCAAGCTCGAAAAGGGTGCCGCGACGAACGAAACCACTTTCAAGGCCGAAGAAGCCATCGGCAAGCACCTGTTCGTGAAGGCAGGAACCGACACGAATAAGGTCAAGGTTGGCACTGCTGCTTCTGCTCCGCTCGGCGTAAGCGGCGATTCCGATACCGCAAGCGGTGCGAATATCGTCATCCAGACCAGCGGCAACGTGAAGGTGCTCGCTGGCGGCAATGTGGCTGTCGGTAACCTTATCGCCGTCGATTCGAACGGCAAGGCTGTCGCGGCTGGCGCGTCTGCCGAAACTTACGGCGTGGCTCTCACTGCAGGTGCCTCTGGCGACATTATCACGGTCGCGTTTGGCTACAGCGGCAAGACTGCGGCAGGGCTTTAAACTTTAACAAGGACAAAAACATGAAGAAGATGACCAAAATCCCGCTCATTCTCCTCGCTCTCGTGTGCTCTGTAGCAGCCTTCGCAGGTGCAGACACGCTTACCGCCTGCGGCGTTCCGCAGATTTTCGCCAATATCTTTGGCTCCGACGGTGGCGCTCTTGCCGCTGGCCTGCTCTTGCCGATTGGCGTGCAGCAGACCGACCTTGTGGCCGCCTACAAGAACGGCAAGATGATTGCCGACCAGGTGATGCCGGTCAAGGTGCTCGACGGCCCGGAACTTGCGTTCAAGTATTACGAACGCACCAAGGGCGATTCGTTTGCCGCACCTGATACCCATGTGGGCCGCACTTCCGAGCCGAATATCATCCACCTTTCCGGCGAAGAAAAGGCTTCTGTTGCCGAAGCCCATGGCTTGCAGACTATTGTTCCGAAGGAAGATATCGACCAGATCAAGAACAAGGAACGCTTTGTCAATACGAACCTTGAATATCTTATGAACCAGGTGTTTCTGGGCAGGGAAATGCGTGTTGCAGGCATTGTGCAGAATACTTCGAACTATGGAACCGGTCTTTCGCATACTTACGAAGACAACCAGGGTATCGGTGCCGACGGCTTCAATATCGTGGAAGTCATTCTTGATTATCTCGAAAAGCCGCTTGCCCGTCCGAATATCCTTGGCATGAACGCCGTCGTGTGGGCAAAGCTCCGCACCGACGCGAACGTACTCCGCGCTATCTACCCGAACTCCAACGGCGCTGGCGTCGCTACCCGCGAACAAATCAAGGCCCTGTTCGAAGTCGATGACATCCTCGTCGGTGAAGCCCGCGTGAACACCACCAAGAACGCCAAGAATCCGCAGCTCGAACGTTGCTGGGGCAACAACATCTGGGCCCATTACACCGAGCCGCTTTCCACGCTCAAGGAAGGCATCGCCTGGGGTATGACCGCACAGGTGGGTGACCGTTACGCAACGATCATCGAAGACGAAAAGATTGGCCTCAAGGGTGCCGAAATCATCAAGGCCGGCTTCTACCAGAAGGAAGTCGTGGTCGCCAAGGATGCAGGCTTCCTCCTGAAGAATATCATCAAGGCCGCAGGCTAAGGCTCCCATGAACTACTGCACTTACGAGGACATCAAGGGCCATGTGCCCGAGGCACGTCTGGTAGAGGTCACTGACGACCTCTCGCCGAACGCGACTGGCACGGTCAATGTCGAAATCGTGGAAAAGGCCATCAAGGAAAGTTCCACGCTTATCGACTCTTACGTGAGGAAGCGTTTCCCGCGTCCGTTCCAGAGTGTCCCGGAAGTGCTGCGCATGGTCTGCATTGACCTGAGCATCTACAATCTGTACGAACGCGTGACGGAGCTGAATATCACTGACGGTATGAAGCTCCGCTACGATAACGCCATCAAGCTGCTTATCCGCATTGCCGATGGCGAACAGGATATCGGTGTGGATCCTGATGAACCTGTCGTCGAATCTGGCTTTTCCGTCGCTTCGAAGCTGAACGGCGGACCAGCCATGTTTTCGCTTGAATCCATGAGGTTCTGATGAGTACGCCGATTGCCGTTACTAACTGCTATGTGATAGAAAAGGCCATCAAGGAACTGATTGAGGCTGGGAATACCCCGCAGATGGTCTTCAAGGCTGTCGATATCCAGAAGGATTTACAGACCATCACTCACCCGAGCTTTACGGTCGCCATCATCAAGGGCGATTTCGAGCCGGAAGGAATGGACAAGATTACGGAGTCCGTCGAGGTGGTGGTGACACTCATCGTGAAGAACCTTGCGAACGAGGAACAGCGCAGGATGATGATTCACCCGATGGTGTCCTATGTGGTGCAGAAGCTGCACCATAACGATCTCGGGCTTCAGATGGAGCCCCTAACCGTTAGCGGCTGGAACGATGTGTCCACGACGGAACATCTTGGCCTTGCCCTGACGCTGTTTGAAATCAAGTTTAAGACGCAGTTCACGGTCGTGCCCGAAGCCGCCGAAGAAAACTACAGGGAACTGCTCTCCATCGGCTCTACGTTCCAGAGCGAAACGCCCGAACACGAGGTACTTGCCCAGGGCGAAGTCATTTTCAAAGAGGTAAACAATGAACCTGTCCCCTAATATCCCCGAAACTAAAATCCCGGGGTCCTATACGGCCTACAACTATTACGCAGGCCCGAACGGTCTCCCCGCCAACATTCAGAAGGTGCTCCTTATTGGCGACAAGTCATCTGCGGGCAGCATTGCGGCATTCAGGCCGACGGAAGTTGCTACCGAGCAGGATGCAATAGCCCTCGCGGGTGCGGGATCCGTGCTCATGCAGATGTACAAGGCTGCTAAGAAGGCTTGGAAGTATGCACAGATTTCGTTCCTGTGCTACAATGTGGCTGGCGGTTCTGCTGCCACTTGGGCGTTCACGCTTACTGGAAATGCAACTGCTGCAGGTCAGGTGGGCGTCGAATGCAACGGCGTTCAGATCGTGACCGGCGTCGCAAAGACTGATGCGGCAGCCGATATCGCCACGGCTCTCGCAGCTGAAATCAACAACACCCCAGACGCTCCGTTTACCGCTGAAGCCTCTTCTGGAACAATCACCCTTACTGCAAAGTGCAAGGGTGCGTATGTTTCCACGGCTGCGGGTGGCCTCAACGTGAGTGGGTTCAGTACGGCAACAGGCGTGACAGCCGGTTCTACAACCGCTACGGCTGGCGAAGGGACTGTGAACCTCCAAACCGCTCTTGCATTCGTATTTGCGGAACGCTATCATATCATCGTAAGTCCGGTGAATGACAGAACGAACCTCGGATATCTCAAGGTACATCTTGAAGCTGCTGCCGCACCGCTCGAACAGCGTGGTCAGCGTGCCATCTGCGGCATGGTGGCTACTCCGACTATGGATGGAACTACTCTTGTTTCTGGGGCTGCAACCAATGCCGCAAACGAAGGTAAGTACCATAACTATGAACGCATCCACATCGCGGCAGTAAAAAACAAGCTCAACGCTACCGCATGGGAAATCGCGGCTGGTCTCGGTGCGATTTTTGCCAGCAACTCCAAGCCGAACGTGCCGATGAACAGCGTAGCCATTCCTGGCCTTGCCACCCCGGCTTTGGAAGACAAGTGGAGTGGCGAAGAACAAGATCTGCTGCTCAACGGCGGCGTGATTCCTCTCGTCGAAGAAGATGGCCAGCTCTGCATCGTGCGTGCCGTGACCACGCGTACAAAGAATAGCGGTTCTGAATGGAATAAACTCAACGATACCGGGGTCATCGCTTCGCTTGACTATTTCCGCGAAGCTATTCTTTCTACGCACAAAGTGAAGTTCAAAAACAAGGTTATCCATGCACTCCTTGCGGACGCCATCAACGAAGAAAACAAGAAGGTGGCCGAAGACCTTGAAAAAGAAGAAATCTTGCGTTACATCAAAGAATACGAAGACCAGTTCGTCACGCAGGAATCGACGAACGTACCTGGCCGCATGCTTTGCCAGATTCCGGCCCCTGTCGTGCCTGGCCTGAACCAGATCTATTCCACCATCGACCTTTACCTGTAAGGAGTGAACCATGAGAATTTCTTCTTTTACTCTCGTCAAAGACGGCTCCAGAATCACCGACTTCTCGAAATTCAAGGAAGGTGAAACCGAAGTCGCCACCACCGTAGAAACCTTCTACGGCGAAGACTACATCAAGGTTCCGGCGAAGCATTCCTTCTCGCTTACCTACCTTCCGAAATCCGGTGCCGACCTGGACTGGGTCAAGGAAGAGGCTTCGAACGATAACGGCTGGACCTTCATCATCAACTATGTTGGCGGTAACAAGGTCACCTATACCGGCGTTCACCTGCTCAAGTCCACCCCGAACGAAGTGGACGGCAAGACCGCCAAGGAATCGCAGCTTGACTTCTACGCAGAGGACAAGAAGTAGCCATGACCGCTTTGTCTGACAAAATCAAGGCCGCCCGTGATGCCGCCGAAGAGGTCGATGTCGCAGAATCTGCGATTATCGACCAAATCAAGGCGTCGCACGATGTCTTCAAGGATATCGAGTGGCCCGGTGTCCCGGGCGTGAAAGTCCGAATGAGGCTTTTGACGGTCTCAGAAGCCCGCAAGGCGAAAGTCGATAACCAGCAGGAGTTCAACCGTGACGGTATCGAAATCGGCATGCAGAACCTGGCGGACTACCGTGAACAGGAAGCTGTGCACGGTATGTGGCGGGCGTTTTCTGACCCTGCCACGGGAAAGCCGGTGTTCACCAGCGCCGAGCACATGCGAACCCTGTGCACAAATGACGAACTGAAAGCCTTGTGCGATGCCTACAATGCCTTCTCCGACGAGAACGACCCGAACCTGGAAAAGCTCTCGGACGAAGAATTTGAACAGCTCAAGGACATTCTCAAAAAAAAACCGGACCAGATTCGCTCGAAAGTCTTAAGCTTGCCTGTAGCCTGGAAGCTTCTGCGTATTTTGGTTGCCCCGCAAGAGAACTAAACGACGCCCAGTGGCTCCTCATCTTTTCGATGAAGGGCTATTTGGCCAACGATAAAGGATGGCAGAGCATTGGCTGACAATAGCGTTACATTGCGTATCGGCGCGGACCCGACAAGGCTTGAAACCGGCCTTAGACAGTCTTCCGCCTCGATTAACAGCTTTGGCGTCCGTGCCCGTGCAAGCATTGCGCGTGTCGGTAGTTCCCTACGGGGGCTTGCAGACCGTATGGTCACGCCTTTCAATTCGTTGGTCCTTGGCGGTGGGCTTGGCATGGCCATCAAGAATGTGGGCGACCTTTCCGAATCGCTCATGTATTACGGCTTTGCCGCAAAGAAAAGCGACGCGGACACGAAGGTGTTCCGCGAATCGCTGCATAAGACGGCGGTCGAAACAGGGGTTGCCGCCAATGAAATCCTGAACGGTGTTTCAAAGATCGGTGAAATCACGGGTGACTTTGATTTTGCCGAAAAGATGAGCGTTAGCCTAGCCAAGGCGTCCAAGGCTTCCCAAACTTCTATTGAAGACCTGGCTGCCGTAGCGTCTTCCATGAAAGGTTCCATGGGGTATAGCGCCGACCAGGTTCTTAATGCCTTTAATGCCTTGATTATTCAAGGCGAAAAGGGTTCCTTTACATTGCAGAGCTTCGCCGCCGAAGGAAAGGCGTTGCTGGCGTCTGCATCTACGTTTGGCATTAAATCCACGGATCAATTCGCCAAATTCGGTTCTTTCCTCCAAATTGTCAATGAAAAAATCAAGAGTTCAGCGGAAACAACGACATCGGTTTCTGCGCTATTTTCTGAACTGATCGACAAGGCTGCCGATATAAAAAAGAAATTTGGCGTAAGTGTATTCGACAAGAACAATGAACTTCGCGAATTTGATGTAATTATCAAGGAAATCATGGCAAAGACGGGCGGAAGTCTTAAAAAGTTGTCGCCTGTATTTGGCGCATCCTCGATGAAAGCCATCAATCCCCTGATTGGGGAGTTCCAAAACAACTGGGAAAGGATGGAAGACATTGCCAAGGCTGGTATCGAAGGGATGAAAAATTCCGATGTCCTGGAAGATTACTACCAAAAAGCGTCCAATTCGTTCAATAGCAATGTTGACAAGATGAAGGCTGTCGCACTGCAATTTGCCGACACGAACCTTACGGGCCCCGTGGAACAGCTCACGACAGCGCTTGGCTTCCTTTCCCGCCATCAGGGGATTGTCACGGCTGGCTTCAAGGCGATGGCCGTTGCAGCTATCGCCTTGGGTGCCGTCAAGATTGGCGGCCTCGTGAAGGATGTCGCTGGGCTTGCCAGGGATATCAAGGGAATCTGGAGCAAGAAGGGCGGCGCTGGACCGTCTGCCACCAGTGCGGGCGCTTCTGCGTTGAACGCTTCTGTCCAAAAGGTATTCGTGGTCAACATGCGCGACGGTTTAGGCGGTGGCTCCGACTACATGGACGACGATGTTCCGCCTGTCAAGAATATGGCAAAGCAGACCTCCGTGGCGATGGAAACTACCACAAGAGAGGTCGGCAGGTTCCGCCAGGGACTTTCTACCGCACGTGCGGGGCTGAACAAGCTCGGCAATACCGCCCTTGGTCGCATCGGCCTTACGGCTGCCACCACCTGGGCAATGGACAAGATCTACGACTTTGGCCAGGCGTTCATGGAATGGCGCAATGTCGTTGCCGATGTCGAGGCCAACAGCCGCGCCATGGTGGAACGTAACCAGGAGAATTTTGAAAAACGGTATGGCAGCAAGGCTGCGGTGTATAGCAAGAAGCACGGCGAAACCCTGCTCGAAATCCAAAAGGAAGAAAACAGTTTTTTGCCTTCGCAGAAGAAACTCGACAAGCTCTATGCCGACCTGAACATGTATAACACTCTGATGAAGAACGCCATCAAGAACGGCGACGGGAAAAATGGCGTGTCTGCCCAGGAATACATGGCGAATTTTGTAATCAACATCGATTCTTCCGGGAAAACCGTAGTGGAAACCGACAAGGGCAAGCCGCCCAAGGTCAAGGTCCACAAGAATACACCGGGCTGGGGGGCGTAAATGGCAGAAGCGAAGACCGCAAAGCTGGGCCCGTGGGAACTTAAGCTCGTATCCATCGACGATGACATCTCTCATGCCATCTCGTCCACGACCTACCCCTACAAGAACGGGGCGGACCATGAAGACATGGGCGTCAACCCGGAAACCTTCAAGTTTTCAGGCGTTCTCTCAAATAAAGACTACGACAATAACTATCAGTCGCTGCGCAAGTGGTTTTTGTCCATTTTCAAGAAGCCTGTAGAACTCTTTCACCCGGACCACGGGACTATTTACGGCTACCCGAAGACGGCTTCTTTCAGAAATGACCGCCGTCGCCGTTTCTGCGAGTTCACCTTCGATTTCGAAGTCGATGAAATCCAGCCCGACATCCAAAGTTACACGGACCCCTACCAGAACAATTTCAAGCAGGCGCAGGCCCTCAACCTGGAAGTACAGGAAAGCGTGGCTCTATCGATGCAACAGACGGGCGTTCCCGACATCCCGGGATCTTCGGACTGGTCGCTTATTGACGCGTGGTCGTCTCTTGGCGATGCCGCCCGCAGTTTTGCCAATGCGACAAGCAAGGCGATGGGACAACTCCTTGGCGCCCTTGCTACCGTCAAGGCTCCAGTCGATGCTATAAACACTACTATCGATTACTTGGACTCGCTATCTGGAACCTTGACAAAGGCTATCCAGGAATGTTGCGATTCCTTCGTGACTCTTGCCAGAAAGACAGGTCTGAATAATGGCAAATCCAGGGCTTCTACGGCCACTTTGGTGAGTAGCGCGTCTTCTATGCTGGCATCCCTTTATGACGCCCCTGCAAGCGTCCGTTCGGCTTTTGCGACCCTTGCGGCGGCAACAGTCGCGACAGAGACTGCCAAGCAGATTTCCGATGACAAGAAAAAGATGGGCGAATCCTTCGCCGCAGAACGGATTGTCATGGACGATGCCGAAGGCCGTGAACTGGCAGAGGAAAGCAAAGTCTACCTTGTTACGCCTGCCGATTTGGAAGATACCCTAGCCCTGGCAAGGGAGTTCATTCAGCAAGTCCTTCCGCAGGCTGTAAGCCCTTACAGGCTCAAGAACATGGCCGCGATGCTATCCGATGCGGTACTTCGCATAAAGCTGGAATACATGACCACAAAGACGGTCGATGTGTCCCACGAAACTCCGCTTCACAAGATTGCCCTGGAAAACGGCTTGAACTACAAGGCCGCTGAACGTCTTTGCGCATTGAACAATGTCAAGAATCCCACTTTCATGCAAGGCAAGGTGATGGTCTATGGAGAATGATGAAGTCATCTTGTTTGTTGTGAACGCTCGCGATGCAAAACGATATAGCGTGGACAAGTTCGTAAGCTATACGATTGACGCGGACCTCTATTCCCCGGAGGGCTCATTCTCGTTTGAGTGCGATTCCAAGTATGACGTGACCAAGGGCGATCCCTGCGAAATATACGTGAACCGCAAGTGCGTGATGAAGGGCATTGTCGATTCCGTGCGTCGTTCGCTGTCTCGCAGCGGGCCAAAGCTAGAAATCGAGGGGCGTTCCGTCGCGTCCGTCCTGGCAGACTCCAGCGTGACAAACTTCGGGACTTTGCCGACGACTTTGCCCGCACTGGCTGAAAAGCTGGTACGGGACTTGCCGATTATCTCCAGGAAGGATTTTGTTTTCAAGTCCAAATCCAACAAGGTTCAGGTCAATAGAAAGTTCGTGGAACTTTCTCCGGGAGACAGCGTTTTCGATGTCCTCAAGAAGGCTGCAAATTCGCAGGGTTTCCTGTTCTGGGCGTCTCCCGAAGGCGAACTGGTCTTTGACAAGCCGGTTGCCCGCGGCCAGGCAGATTTCAAGATCCACGCCTTTGAAAACGGCGAGGAAATGGACTACATCGAAGGCTCCGTCACCGAGACACTGAACGGGCAGCATTCGCTCATCAAGGTTATCGGCGAAAGCCAGGATGATGACGACATCAAGTATGTGGCGGCAAAGGTAAAGAATGACGATTTCCCGTTCTACCGCCCGCTTGTCGTGAACTGGAACGAAAACGAGGGCCCCGCGAAGCGCACCGCAGAACTCCAGCTTGCGACGGAAAAGGCTTCAGCCATCCAGCTCGAATATACAGTTCCTGGGCATTCGCAGAACGGTAAGCCCTGGACAGTCAACGCCTTTTGCGATGTAGAAGACCATTACAACGGTGCGGTTGACTCCTACCTGATTAAGCGCCGCACGTTCACCCTTGACAGGCAGAACGGCAAACGCACCCGCCTGGAACTGCAACCGGGAGGCTCCCTATGATGAAATTTTTCACTAGCGTCGTGACAAGCTGCAAGGATATTGCTGGAAAACTCCGCAGTATCAGCGGCAAGGCCAACGGCATACAGTTTGAAGAACGGCAGATGATGCAGCACTTTGGCTTCATCAGCATTCCCAAGTCTGGCGAACGCTGCCTTTTCCTGCAATTCGGCAATGTAGTCGTTGCGGTTGCGAGCGACGGCAAGGACCGCCCCGCCGTAAAGGAGGGCGAAACTGCACTTTACAGCGACAAGGCCCACTACATCATCCTCAAGGATGACGGCACCGTCGCCATCAAGGCAGATGGCGGCGTCGATGTCGATGGCGACCTTCGCGTAAATGGCGAGGTGAGCGACAAGGTGGGCAAGCTTTCCAAGCTGCGCGACAACTACAACCAGCACACCCACATCGGCAACCTCGGCGCACCTACGGCACCGACGGACAAACAGGACACGGGGGCGTAAATGCTTGACCTGGACACTCTCGATTCCGAATTTACCCGGATTGTCAAGGCCGCCGACGGCAAGACAAGCGTGGCCCCGCAGCTTGCCAAGGCATACGACGACTACGCCAAGGGCGGCATCATTCTCGGCGCGGACCTTTCGGCGGGTGGCGACAAGTCTCTCCTGGAAAGCGCCTTCTCGGTGCTCGACCCGTCCAGCGGGACGCCTGCCAACATGGCGGCGAAGCTCTGCGCCTACTGGCAGGGCCTTCCTAAGCCTGGAATTCCGTCCCACGGTGGCGTGGCCGTAGTTTCCGTCGTTCCGACCTTCGCGGCTGCCCAGGCGGGCGTTCTGGCTGCCATAATGGCCTGCGTCACCACGAATGAAGTTCAAAAGCCCTACAAGAAGCTTTTCGGAGACATTGAAACCGTCTTGAAGACCGCCGTCTGCACCGTCACCGAGACCATGCCGACGACACCGCCGAGCCCGTCACCTTTCCCGGAGTTTTTACAATGACTACAGACCAGATTAAAGAAGAAGTCCAGCTCTCGCTTACCGTCGCCAAGGGATCCTTTTACAAGAAGCCCGAATTTGGCCACCGCTTCAAGGAACTCGCCCGGGAAGTGGCGCCCGAGAAGACCAGGAGCAGGGCCGAAACATACGCCGCCGAGGCGTTGCAGTGGATGATTGACTACAAGCACCTGAAAAGCGTCGTCTCGACGGCTACCTATATCGATAGCGACAAGCTCCAGGTGCATGTGGAATGTACCGCCTACAATGGCGACGTGATTGAATTTACCCGTTTCGTGGAGGTTAGACAATGGCCGTAACAGTTGACCAGATCTTTCAGCGCATGGTGACCGATGCGAAGAATATAGACCCGCTGATAAATATCAGCCAGGGCACGGAAACCTATATCCGCTTCGCGACAGCCGCGTCCGCCATTTGGGGCCTATACAAGCAGATGGACTGGACCCTTGACCAGATTTTCCCGACCACGATGAACCAGGAGAGCCTGGAACAGTGGGCGAACGACCGAGGGCTGGACTACAGCAACCTGACCGCAAGCGAGCTTTTGACGCTCATCCTGTCGTATCTTCGCAACCCGAAGAGCGGCGGCAAGCCAAGCGACTACGAACGCTGGGCGCTCGAAGCGTCTTCTGCCGGCAAGGCTGTCGAGCTCGAATCCTCGATGATTTCCGGCAATATGCCCGACCTGAGCGCCGCCAACGCCGTCAAGCCGCACGACCGCGAGAACATCGCCTTTACCTGCGGCTCCAGCGACACCGAAAAGTATGTCGTTATTGACTTTGGCGGTTCCAAGGAAATTATCGGCATCGGGCTTGGCTTCATTACCAACCGACCGGCTTCTTTCAATGTCTATACGTCCGACGATGGCTCGACCTGGACCAAGCAGGGCAAGGTTGAAAGCGCCTACTGGTGGGCCATGACCACTTTCGAATCTGTTTCTACCCGATATGTCAAGGTAGAACTCGACGAAATCGAGGCTCTTGAAAGCTGGCAGACTGCATCCCTGAACGCCGTCAAGTGCTTCGGACTCGAAATCTACGAACCGGCTGAATCCGACGAAGCCCCGACGACATCCCGATGCCTCAAGAACTACTACGGCGTGGGCACGGTGCTCATGCTCATTGGCCCCAGCACGCTCTCTATGCGCTGCTGCGAAGCCGTCCGCGTCAAGTGCGAAGACGAAGGGCCGGTGGCCCCGCGTGAAATCTGGGTCAATGTCCCTGTAGAAACGACCCTTTCCCTGCGCGTCACGGTAAGCGGCTTGTCCAATATGGACGAAGACGGCTTCCGGGAAGACGTGACCAAGTATTTTGCCGACCTCAGCGCAGGCGACCTGTTTATCCCCGCCCAGATTGTCGTGTTCGTGCTCAAGCACGGCGGGTCCAATGCCGTTGTCGAGGTCTCGAAGAACGGCGGGGCGTACCAGGAACAGACTTCGGCAATCTATCCCGAAAATGAAACAGACCGATTTGTCCTTGGTGAACTGGTGGTGCAGTAATGAGTGAAAATTTTTTCGATAGTCGGCATTACAGGGCGCTCTCGCGGCTGCACCCGCTCCAGATGGACCTGGAAGAGTATGCGGTGTGCAAGGAGCTTGACCGCGCCCTGGAAAGCGCAGACGGCGTTTACCGCGAAATCTTCCCCAGTTCGGCCACCGCGACGCTCGAAAAGTGGGAAAACCTTTACGAATTAGGCCATTCCGGCACCATTGAAGCCCGCAGGGCGGCGCTCCTGGAAGCCATCAACCGTGATTCTGGCATTGCCGAACGCCACTACAAGGCGCTTGCTGCGTCGATGGGCTTTGAAATCGACATCGTGAAGCCGCCGCGCATGTTGCGTGCGGGCCTTGGCCGTGCGGGTTTTGAAATCTACGACCCGGACGAACAGTACACCTGGACCGTGACCAGCGACCACCCGCAGCACGGCATTTACCGTATCGTGGACCTGCTCGAAGCCGAGAAAATCCCGTTCACGCAGATCCGCTGGCAGATCTCTAAAGAAAAATTCCTTGAACTTGAGGACGGCAAGCTCCTGAAGCTCGAAAGCGACAAATTCCTTATCCTGGAGGACGAAAATGAATAAGATAAATTTTAAAACGGGCACTATCATTCCCCCGGAACTGATGAATGCCTTGCAGAATCCGTCGTTCACGAATGATGAAGAAGAGGCCGGACACTTGCCCTTGCCGCCCAACTACGGCAAAAAGGTCCAGGTGTTCAATACGGAAAACCGTGCAGTGGACCTGTCTACTGCTTCGAGTGGCTTTGCCGTCGTTATCCATCACAGTTCTTCGCTGTCCGGCGAGCCTGAAACGGTCACGATTGACGGCGTCGGCGGCACCGGGGCCAATACGATTCTACTGGTAACCCGTGGAACGGACTATCCTGTAATTGTATCTTTGCCGCAGAATTCTGTTTCTCGCAAGGAAATCTCTATCAAGGGCGGTTCAAGCGTCCTTTTGACGTTCTTCTCCTATGGTGCTGCGTACGTTTGGAAGTATTACGAGCTCGAAACCAACCCGGTCGCCATGACCGATACGGGCTGGAAGAGCTTTACGCCCGGAGGCGTTTCTACCGATTTCGTGAAATTCGCCACGCTTAAGGTCCCCAAGGACTACAGCGCAATCGTGATGGTCAAGGGAACAGGTCATTCTGAATATCCGGTAACGTCGGGTAGTACAGGCATTGTCAAAGAATATACCTTCAAGGCAATAGACGCCAACAATAACGAAGAAAACTGCGAAATGTCCATTCTTAAAGTCAACGAATATGGGCGACAAACTCAAGATTATGACGCCAGGGATGACCGTTTCAGCGGATATCTTGTTATTCCGCCATTGAGCACACCAGCACAGCGCAGCGTCGATTTGAAACTTAAAACAAACCAAGAAGCGATTACTATTGCGGCGTCCTTCAGGGCGCTGCTCTACAAAGCGAACCTTGACACGACTTTACTTGCATAAGAGGTGACTATGGCTAACAGTAACGAAGCATTCGAAGGCGAAAAGACCGGGCAACTTTCCCCGGTGACTCTTGCCGCCGCACGCGAAAACCACTACGAAGGCGTTTTCAGCATTCAGGGGAGTTCCAAGCGTCTTGATGCGGCTGAAATCGCCGGAACGGCTGACATCGAAGATGAGTATAGCGAAAACGGGTACTATGTCGAAGGTGCCTTGAGGTATCATTCCGGTGTGCTTTACCGCGCCAAGAATGATATCGGCTCCGAGAATACCCCCGCCGGTCCGTGGGACTCTACCAAGTGGGAAGTGGCCAAAATCGGGCGAATTATGGCCAGCAAGGCCGATGTAAATGCCGCCCTTGGCAATATCGAAACCCTCTTGGCGGCTATTTAAGGAGGCTTTAAATGAGCGTTGCAAGCGAAATTACGCGCCTTAACGGCGCAAAGGCCGATATTATCCAGGCCATCACCGACAAGGGCGTCACCGTGCCGTCTTCGGCGAAGCTCGACGACATGGCCCAGCTCATCGCATCCATAACCGGCGGCGGTGGTGGCGGCAATGGTGTATATTTACAGGCGATTCTTCCGGTTTTCGGCGGAAAAGTGCTTGTCGTGGATGAAAATGGGTATATCGGTTGTAAAAGTCTCCCGACATATTATCCTTCAGCTTATACCAGTTATGCCTTTGTAGTAAGCGGTGCAGATTTTTCGAGTTCAGGTCTTGGCCAAGTAACTTTGGTTACTCCGGGAACGGCTGATATTGGAGGTCGTTCTTACCGAACTGTGTCTATTAACGGTGTCATTTGGATGGCTGAAAATCTTGATTTTAAGGCTTCTGGTATTGACATTGGGCCGTCTGGATCTCCTGGAACTCCCGCTGCATGGTACTACGATAACAGTGAAAGTACCTATGGCGAAAATGGCAATAAGTACGGGTTGCTCTATAATTGGCATGCAGTAAAGCATCTTAACGACAACCGTGAACTGTTGATGAACGGCTGGCATGTCCCTACAACAGCAGAGTGGGATGCTTTAGCCAATGCCGTTGGAGGTACTGGAGTAGCAGGTTCGAAGCTTAAATCATCTACAGGATGGTCATCTGGTAACGGAACCGACGACTTCGGCTTTGCGGCCTTTCCTGCTGGCTACCGGTACTCGGGCTCCTTCTACAGTTTAGGCAGCAACGCGTACTTCTGGACGGCCACAGAGAACTCGTCCACCTACGCCGACAGCCGTAGCTTTGATACGGGCGCATCGATGGGCTCGCACAACGTCAGTAAGACTTACTTCGCCTTTTCTGTTCGTCTCGTCAAGGATTCCTAAGTGAGCCTAGGCCCTTTGGGGCCTAGAGCGAACGGGACCGGAGCGCCGCAAGGCGCACGGTCCTGAATTTAATTAAATTTGCCCCCCGGCTAAGCATCCAGAAGCAAGGCTGCGAAGCAGCCTTGCGAATTTTTTTATGAATACAGAAGACATCATAAAGTTTGAAAATAACGCCGGAAACGAACTCCATCTGTTTCGTGACAGACTGTTCTGGCAGGCTTGGGAACGTTCTGCGTTCCTTTTTTCAAAAATCTTTAGAAAATACCAGGTTCATCACAGATTCGTCCAAAAGGTCGCGCAGGACCTGGTGTGGCTCGGCTTCCCAAAGACCGTGCTCAAAGATGTCCAGATGACGGCGAAGCAGAAGGCCTTTTCTTATGAAGTATTGGACGATTCTCATATCGTAATAAAGGGAATACCAAATATTGACGGCTTCCAGGAATGGAAATCTGGCATATTGTCTTCGCCTACGGCAGACAAGAAAAAGCCTGTCACAAAAGATGCAAAAGACTCATCAAAGAAAGATGTAAAAACCGCTGAATTTTTGCTTTATAGGCTGGTTTTTGACTTTATCATTTATTCTTCAAAACTTGTCCCTAAAATCGACAGAGACTATAAATTCACCATCGGGGAACGGATAGTCAATGAGTTGGTGAACGTGGGAGAGTACATTTTTCTTTATATTAACCATAGAACGGCCATTGATTCGACCAGTGTGATAGATTCTTTATATCGAATACGGTTTGATTTTCGTCTTTTAAATGAACTTAAACAAGTAAGCATCGACCAATGGATGTTTGTAAACACTAAAATCGAGGAAATTTTGAAAACGATAATGCCAGAATCCATGAGTTTACGGACGCATGGAGCGAGCAAAGAGGAATCCAGTATTCTGCCCTCATCACCGGGTCTTCCTGGTGACGGGTTTACACCGCTTACAAGATCCAATGAAAGCCTCTTTTAAGCCTTATTAAATGAATACTCAGTCGTAAGGGCTTTGCGGCCTTTCCTGCTGGCAACCGGAACTCGGGCTCCTTCAACAATTTAGGCAGCAACGCGAACTTCTGGACGGCCACAGAGAACTCGTCCACCAACGCCTACAACCGTAACTTTGATACGGGCGCATCGATGAACTCGAACAACAACAATAAGACTAACAACGCCTTTTCTGTTCGTCTCGTCAAGGACTCCTCGGAGGGCACCATATCGGTGCCCTCTCTTTATCGTTTACTGTATAAATCCTATCGTTTAGCCCGCAAAAACAAGCGGAATACCAGAAGCCAGCTGAAATTCGAACTAGACCTAGAATCCAACCTATTAAGGCTTGCCCAGGAGCTCTATTCAAGAACTTACGAATTATCCCCGTCTGTATGCTTTATTAACGAATTACCCGTAAAAAGAGAGGTCGTTGCGGCTGATTTCCGCGACCGTGTAGTGCATCATTTGCTCTGCTCCTGGCTGTTTCCAATTTTCGAGAGACAGTTCATTTTTGACTCATACAGTTGCCGCAAGGGTAAAGGAACCTTTTTGGCATAAATCGTGCCCGTGGATTCTTGCGGGCGGCCAGCAACGACTTTCACAGAGATTGCTGGGCCCTCAAGCTTGATGTAAAAGGCTTCTTCATGAATATCAACAAAGACCTGCTTTACGGGTTTATTATGGATGGCCTTGAACGAGCCAAATGGAGCGATGTCCCTGATATTGACCTTTGCAAGTACCTTATTAAGAAGATTGTCTATGCAAAACCGCTAGATACGGCTATATTCCGTAGTCCACCCGAAGCCTGGGACAACCTTCCGCACGATAAATCGATGAAATATGCGGGCGACGAAAGAGGTCTACCTATAGGCAATCTTACTTCGCAGCTGTTCGGCAATATCTACATGAATAAACTGGACCATTTCGTCAAAAGAGTGCTGAAAATACGCTATTATGGCCGATACGTTGACGATATGGTCCTTGTCTCAGATGACAAAGAACGGCTGGTCGATGCCATTGACCGTATTCGAAAATTCTTGAAAAAAGAGCTTCTTTTGACCCTTCACCCGCATAAAATACAACTACAGCCAGCCGCCTTCGGTTTTGACTTCCTTGGCGTCCATATATTGCCCTATAGGGTATATCCTGGCACTAGGGTGCTCAAAAACTGCAAAAAGGCCGTTGTCAATCCAGACAACGACCAAGCTAAACAGGAGTCAAGAATCAATAGTTACGAAGGAATGTTTAAGCACTTGAACGGAACCAGTAAAATTCGTAAATTTATAGCCGATTCAAGGAAACCTCAATAA